TTTCATAGGAGCAGGTGTTGGAAACGTAGTAAGCTTAACAGCGGATACAACTCTAACAGTTGCAGACCACGCAGGTCGAATTTTAACGTGTAATGATGCAGACGGCAAATTTACTTTACCAACGATTGACGCTACAGCTGATGCTAACGGCACAGGACCAGGCAACGATCCAAACAACACTAACAACTTAGGTGCTACTTTCACTTTTATCATTGAAACAGCAGCTACAGATTTAGATGTTAAAACTGATGGTACTGACAAATTTGTTGGTGGCGCTTACATAGGTATTGATGATTCAGCGGCAGGTAAAACTTTTATCTCTGCGGCATCAAACGATGTAATTACACTTAACGGAACAACACAAGGCGGTCTTGCAGGTAGCATAATTAAATGCACAGCAATCGCTAATGATAAATATCACGTGGAAGCACAGTTATTAGGTTCAGGAACTTTAGTAACTCCTTTCGCTGACGCGTAATAATTAACTAACCTGAGTGGGGTGTAATGACCCCACTCCTTGCAAGGAGATAAATTATGGCTTATTCAGCAACTACACAAACTATCTTCGATGGCGGTCGAAAATTAGTTTATGCTTATCACACATCAAGTGATGGCACCAATGGAGGCACTACAACAATTGATGCTTCCTCTTTTAACGCAAATGTAAACGGAGACGCGTGTACCTATCTTGATATAAATAAGATTTGGTTTAACGCCTCTTTCACAGCGCCAGCGGATTCTGTTGAGATTAATTTTGATGCGACCTCAGATGATATTGCAACCTATCTTTCAACAGGGCAAACTGATTTTGATTATAGTTCTTTTGGTGGAATAAAGAACCCACGCTCAAGCGGTGTAACAGGAGACATTAATATTGTATTTCCAGTAGCAACAGCAGGGGACAAGGTTTCAATAATATTTGAATTTTTGAAAAGGTATGAGGCATTATAATGGCTAGACTTGTCACATCAATTTCTAAATTAGGAACTCACGAGCCATTTGAACTTCAGGTGGCTCAGGGACAAATCGCTTACCACAAACACGTTTACAAGTTTGGACAAAATGCTGTTGTTGGAAATAGTATAGAAACTATTTGGCAACAAGGGGGTTTATATTCTTACCCACCAAGTGCAACTACCATGACGGTATCTAGTTCTAATGCAAATGATACATCAGCAGGTACAGGCGCAAGGACAGTGCAAATTGTAGGATTAGATGGAGATTATAATGAAATATCTGAAACTATAATATTAAATGGTCAAACAGCTGTTACCACTACTAATTCATTTCTACGGGTAAACAGAGGAATAGTTTTAACCGCAGGAAGTGGTGGGGTAAACGCAGGAATTATTTATGTAGGAACAGGAACAGTAACATCAGGAGTTCCTGCAAATATTTATACAACAATTAATGGAGATGGTACAAATCAAAGTCTTCAATCATTTTGGACCGTGCCTGCAAATTATAACGCTTATATTTATCAAACAAATATCTCAACAGGAAATACTTCAAATACCCCTGCTGTTTTAAAAACTTTGTTAGTGGCAAGACCATATGGTGGAGTATTTAACACAAAAGAAATAATTGTATTAACAGATGGCAATCATCTACAAAATTACAGTTTTCCTATTACACTAACAGAAAAAACAGATATTGAATTTAGAGCAGAGTCAAGTTCAGGTTCTGTAAACTTTAATGTATCGGCGTCTATGAATATTTTATATGTTAGAATGGGAAGCAGCTTATAATGGCTGATAAGCAACCACGTAGAAATAAAAAGAATTTCCGCCCTACTGAAAAGGGAGCGGGAATGACTAAAGCTGGGGTTAAAAAATATAGAGCAATGAACCCTGGTTCTAAATTAAAAACAGCAGTTACAGGCAAAGTTAAAAAAGGATCTAAAGCTGCTAACAGAAGAAAGTCATACTGTGCAAGAAGTGCAGGGCAGATGAAACAATTTCCAAAAGCTGCAAAAGATCCTAACTCAAGATTGCGTCAAGCAAGGAAACGTTGGAAATGTTAAAACCAATAACAGATCGCTAAATGGCAAGTATATCTGATAAAACAGAAATAGGATTACCCCTTAAAAATTTAATAGCTCTAATAGGTATTACAGCAACGGCAGTCTGGGCTTACTTTGGTGTTATAGAAAGATTAAATAACATAGAAACAAGAGCAACTTTATTTGAAGCAGATCTTCTAAAAGCCGCAGACCAAAAACCTATAGATCAAGAGCAGTATATGCTGCTAGAGTTTTCTGCTAAGCAATTAGAAAAAGTTACTACTGAAATGGAATCTATGATGAATAACAGAGTAAATATAGATTTCTTAAAAAACCAAGTATCAAAACTACAAAAAGACGTTGAAGAATTAAAAGATAAGGTAAGACAAAATGGTAGTCATTAAAACAATCGTAGCTTTATGTATGTTTGTTAATTCAAATTTAGACGGACATATGATGGCTGAAAGTGTTAGTGACTGTCTTAAATTAAAAAGAGAGGCAGAGAGAAATCTTTCTCCAGATAGAAAAAGCGTTATCCGATTTGAATGTGGTTTTGTAGAGGCAGAACTAGAGCCAGATATGGAAGGTAAACTAAAAATTAAAAAGATACTTCGTACCAAAGAGTGAAATGAAATAATGGCAGCAAAACTCCCAAATAACCAATACTTTACACCTATTAAAAAAAGAACTAGTATAGGTAATTCTTCACGCAGTAGGCCGAAGAATAAAAACAAAAGACGTCAACACGTTAAATACAGAGGGCAAGGTCATGGGTAAATTATGTGCTAAAGGCAAAGCAGCTGCGAAAAGAAAATTTAAAGTTTATCCGTCTGCTTATGCTAACATGTATGCAAGTTCAATTTGTTCTGGCAAAACAGTTGAGGGCGGAAAAAAGAAAAATAAAAAAGCTGCTGGAGGAATGATTGAATCCAACAAACTTTCACAACAAAGAAAAGCAGTTTCTAAATTTAATAAAGGTGGTATCGCGCGCGGGTGCGGGGCAGTTGCAGAAAACAAAAGAAAAAAAACTAAATATAGTTAATGGCAAAGAAGGGATTAAGAGCATGGGTGAAAGAGAAGTGGGTGGATATTGGAGCACCGAAGAAAGACGGAAAATATCAACCTTGTGGAAGATCAAAGGGAAGCAAAAGAGCGTATCCGAAATGCGTACCACTTGCAAAAGCCACACGGATGACAAAGTCGCAAAAGGCGAGTGCTGTCAGCAGAAAGAGGGCTGCGGGCAATCCAGGAGGTAAACCTACAAATGTAAAAACATTTGCAGCTAGAGGAGGTCTTATATCAAAAGAAAGAAGAGCAGGAGCAGCCATTAGAGGCTTTGATTTTAAAGGTGTATTCTAAAGAAGAAATAATACAAGACGTACGTAAGTGGTCAGAGGAATTTTTAGAAATACCTAATAAACATTTAGGTGGTTTTCCTGCGTGTCCTTTTGCCAAAAAAACATGGAACGATCACAAAGTTGTCATTGAAACAAAAAGAAAATTTAAACAATACAAAGCAGAATTAAATGCTCATTTAAAACAACTTGATTTTGAAGTTCATGAAATATTGATATTCTGTGATCCGTACTTTAACTATTCATTGGATAAATTTCAGGATATGATCGATGACTATAATGATTGGTATAATAAAAAAGATATATTTTTTATGGGTTTTCATCCCCTCAATCCAGCCAATGAGGAGGAACAAGAGTTTTTGGTTACTCCAAATGGGAACACCCCTGTTGTAGATAGTGACCTAGAGTATTCGATGATGCTCATACAAAAGTTCTCGCAATTACAGGAAGCTTCTGATAAACTGCATCGTCAAGGTTACTATAAATTGTGGCCAAAAGGGTATTATCGAGACGTCGTGGTATCTAGACAAAAAACTTATAGACGAATATTCGGAGGTCAAAATGTTTAAAAAAAAACAAGCAATGAAACGAGGAGGAGCAGTCAAGAAACGTGGCGGTGGAATGATGGGTCCTAAAAATAAAATGGCAAAAGGTGGAGCTGTTGATAAAGCAAAAAAAAGAAAACCATCTGGTAGACTAAACGTAGATGATGTTAAAAGAGCAATGCCAACTGGCAGAAGTGCAGCAGCTAAAAAAGTTGCTATGAAGGGAACTAAAGGTGGCAAAAAAGCTACTTTGATGGGTTCTATAATACAAGGTAAAGGAAATCCTGCTGGCAAAGATATGTCAATAGCGGGTAAACTTAGAAGCGCTGTAGGTTTACTAGGACGACGAAAAGCTCTTGGTGGTAGAAAACCAGGAAGAATGGGCGGGGGTAAAAAGAAATAGATGCCAACCTATGCTACAACAGCGGATTTTGATTTATCTATAGATGATATAGCAGAAGAAGCATTTGAACGTTGCGGTTTACAAGTACGTAGTGGATACGACTTAAAAACCGCACGACGTTCTCTTAATCTTTTATTAGCAGAGTGGGCTAACAGAGGTTTAAATCTTTGGACAATTCAAAAACAAGAAAAAACTTTACCTGCAACAACAACAGAATTATCAGGTGCTAATTTATTTGGTGCAGGAGCTGATGCAGCTCAACAGATTATAGATATTACAGATGTCGTGATCCGTGATTCGAGCAACAATGAATTTTCAACAACATCAATTAGTCGTTCTACGTATTTAAATTATACCGTTAAAACAACCAGCGGACGACCAAGTCAATACTACTTTGAGCGTACGATAAACCCAACGCTATTTCTATATCCTGCAGCCGATACAACGTACACTCTAGTATATTATGCTCTTGTTCGGATGAAGGACTCGGGCGCTTACACAAATAATGCTGAGATTCCTTTTCGATTTCTTCCATGTTTAACTGCTGGATTAGCTTATTACATAGCAATGAAAAAAGCGCCAGATAGAATTCAATTATTAAAACAAATTTATGAAGATGAGTTTCAAAGAGCCGCAGCTCAAGACGGTGAAAGAACAAGTTTATTTTTAACACCTAAAACTTATTTACCTGGAGTTTAATAATGGGCAAATATGCGTCTGGTAAATTTGCAAAAAGAATATCAGATAGATCTGGTATGGCTTTTCCTTACAATGAAATGGTGCAAGAGTGGAATGGTTCATGGGTTCACACTAGTGAGTTTGAACCAAAACATCCACAACTTGAACCTCTTCCGATAGTTACCGATCCTCAATCTTTACAGTATCCAAGATCACAAATTGCTAATTCAACTGTGTTTGTTGGCTTGGTTGGAACAAACGTTGACATATTTGCTTCTGTTGGCATGCAACCAAAAGAGAGTAAACCTACGTTATTGCATAGCTCTGCAGGAAATGTTACAGTGAGCACGTCATGACCGATTATTCCGATTTAACAGATAACGTACGAAATTATACAGAAACAACTACTACAGTGCTTTCAGATGCTGTCATTCAGCCTTTTATTGAGTCTATAGAAGATAAAGTAAGAAGAACAGTTGATTTAAATTATTACAGAAAATATGATACAGCAACACTTACAGTTAGTAACCCTTTTTTACCACTTCCTGCTGATTGGGAAGCAACGAGATATGTACAGTTGATAGATAGTAATGATGACAGAACTTACTTGATACAGAAAGATATTTCGTTTATGAATGAATACGCACCAGATAGAACTGATACCGCAACGCCTAAATTTTATGCAATGTGGGATCAAGACACACACTATCTTGCGCCAACCCCGAACGCTGCATTAACTGTAGAGCTCGCATACACGTACAAGCCTGCTGGCTTAACAAGTTCAAATACGTCAACTTGGTTAAGTCAAAATGCTCCGAACGTGCTGTTGTATGGTTGTATTTTAGAAGCACTTGGATACTTGAAAG